ATGCCGATTCTGAATAGAGCCGCCGAACTTCAGGACGAAGTCGCAGAGTGGCGCCGTCACATCCATGCACGGCCGGAACTTCTCTTCGCAGTCGAAAATACGGCCGCCTTCGTTGCTGAAAAGCTTAAAGAATTCGGCGTCGACGAAATCGTCACCGGCATCGGCCGCACCGGCGTTGTCGGTCTCATCAAGGGCAAAGGCGACGGCAGCCGCACGGTGGGCCTGCGCGCCGATATGGATGCCCTGCCGCTCACCGAAATCACCGGCAAACCTTGGGCATCGAAAACACCTGGCAAGATGCATGCCTGCGGTCATGATGGCCATACGGCCATGCTGCTGGGTGCAGCGAAGTATCTCGCCGAGACCCGCAACTTCAATGGCAATGTCGCTGTGATCTTTCAGCCCGCCGAAGAAGGCGGCGGCGGCGGCAACCTGATGGTCAAGGACGGCATGATGGAGCGCTTCGGCATCGAAGAGGTCTACGGCATGCACAATCTCCCGGGTCTGCCCGTCGGCCAGTTCGCCACCCGCAAAGGCCCTATCATGGCGGCGACCGACGAGTTCACCGTCACCATCAAGGGCCGTGGCGGCCATGCGGCCCAGCCGCACCGTACGATCGATCCTATCGCCATCGGCGCACAGATCGTCACAAACCTGCAACTGATCGCCTCGCGCAGCGTCAATCCGCTGCGCTCGGTCGTGGTCTCCGTCACCAAGTTCAATGCCGGCTTCGCCCATAACGTCATACCCAATGACGCAACCTTCGCCGGCACGATCCGCACGCTGGATGACGAGGTGCGCGCCCAAGCCGAAGCACGCCTGCGCCAAGTGGTCGATGGCATCTGCGTCGCCCATGGCGCGGAAGCCGATATCAACTTCCACCGCAACTACCCCGTCACCTTCAACCATGCGGATGAAACGGAACATGCCGTCGCCATCGCCGGCGACATAGCCGGCGAAGCCAACGTCAATCCTGAGGTCGATCCGATGATGGGCGGCGAGGATTTCTCCTACATGCTGAACGCTCGCCCCGGCGCCTTCATCTTCATCGGCAATGGCGACACTGCCGGCCTGCATAACCCCGCCTACGACTTCAACGACGATGCAATCGCCCACGGTATTTCCTACTGGGTGCGCCTCGCCGAACAGCGCCTCGGCGCCTGAAGCGAAACGACATTGGATATACTGAAAGGGCTTGGCTTAACGCCAAGCCTTTTGTATGCATGGCATCCAAGTGGTCCCGTAGCTCAGCAGGATAGAGCACCAGATTCCTAATCTGGGGGTCGCGCGTTCGAATCGCGCCGGGATCACCAATGAAATCAATCTGATAGTCTATCCTGACGTTCCTACGCATTCCAACAGCGTTCCTACACGTCTGTTTCCGGTGCGTTCCCGGTGCCTCTGTGAGCGACACGCAACTGTGCGACCTTCTGGGTTTTCTCCAGCGTCTTGCGGTTATAGCGCTGCGTGGTCGCCGCGTTTTTGTGATTGGCGTGATGCCTCAGATGTTCGAGATCCGCCCCTGCATCTGAGCCTTCGGTGATGCCGCCGGCTCGGCTGTCACGGTTCCATACCGTCTTCGGCACGCCTGCATCATCCGCTATTTCACGCCAGACATCGGAGAAGTATCGCTGGCGATATGGCAGGCCGGTCTTCTCTGATTTGATCATCGGGCCGAAACGCTTCTCGGATGGCACCATGTCGATGATCTTCCGAAGGAACGGATATTGCATCGTGTCATGCTCGGCCGTCACATCATCAACCTTGCTGGTCGGCTTCTTGAGGATGCCATTGCTATCGAGATGCGACCAGAGCAGACCGTCACGCCAGCGCTGGCCGCGATCCATAATGCCGCCGTCCCGGTGATCGTCCACCTTCTCCCAGCGTCCGATAACATCGATCTGCCGCAGGGTGAGCTCGAACTGAAGAGCCTGGGCGAGCGCAATGGAATGCAGCCCCTTCTCGATCGCCTTGTTGCAGATGGCCTCTGCCTGCTCGAAGGTGATCTGCTCGGTGCGCCCGCGTGGGACGTGGAACGTCATCGATTCCAGAACCGCCTTCAACCGGAAGCATTCGGTGATATTGGCGACGACTCCGAAGCTGACGACGATCCGCAGGAGCTGCATGCATTGATAAGCTCGGCGTGGCCGCTCTGGGTTCGGCGGCAAAGTGATGCCCTGCTTCAAGGCTTCCGCTCGGCGCTCGGCCTGCTTCTCGGTATCCTCTGCCGGCTCGCTGAAATGCTCGTACCAACCCCTGATATCGAGACCTGTCACCTTCTCAAGCCTACGCATCCCGCATTCTTTCTCCAGAATGTCGAGGCTGAAATCATACATCTCGCGGGTGTTGCTCTTCACCGTGAGATAGCCAGAGCCCTTTGTCGTGCGATACATGCGGATGAGCGAGCGCAAGGTGCCGTCGAACTGCACCTTTGGCCCCTGCCCCTTCTCTGCAAGCCATTGCTTAAGCTCTGACGTGAGCACGCGGCACCTTGCCGCGATCTCATCCATGGTGTTGCCATGCACGCGCACGGTCTTGATCGGATAGCCTTCAGTGTTGCGCGAGACCGCCGATGCCACCCAATAATAGGCGGTGGTGCCGTCCTGCCTCGGCCGCCGCTTCAGGCCGATTTTTTCCGTTTCCATGGTTCTTCCTCATCAAGGGCGGGATTGCCCTGACCGGATGATGACGAGAGTCCATATCGACGGTCAAGGAACGCCTCGCAGGCCGGCCAATACCTTCGGCCGCCGAAAAGCGGATCTGGCTGCGGGAAACCAGCCTGGGCGAGTGCCGGCAATGCTGTCTTCAGGATATCGAGCTTGATGCCCATACGGTCGGCAAGCTCGCCCTCGGTAAGGAAGAGTGAGCTGGCCTTGGTCATAACGGCGCCACCTTCGGGAACGCATCATAAGTCACGCCTCGCAACTCGCGACCGGAGACCTTCTTGCCGACTTTGATCATGGACTGAAGCGATGAGCCGTAATTGCCTGGATAGTATTCGCTCCCGTCGGCCATGACGTGCTGTATCGGCTTGTTCCCAGGGTTTCCATCCAGCGGACGCCACGGCATCCATTCGCCATTTTGCTTATGGTGGAATGCTGCCCCTGAAACGACACACTGCCGTCGAAGGTCGTGAAACCATTCTGGATGCGTAGGGCGAGCCAAATGGCCACCTTGGTCTGTCTCACCTCCGGTGATCACCCATTCGATATCAAGGATCATTTCGCGGAGATTGATCGGCCCAAGAAGTGGCTCACAAGACACGAATGCAAACTCAGGCCTGACGATATGTTTCGCCGCGATAAGGGCGGGAACGTTGATATCGGCCCGCTTTTGATCCTCGATCGTCGTTCCGATCGCGGCATTGCTCGGCAAGCCACCGGCGGCTGACGCTAGCTTGATGATGTTCTGCGGTCGCTTCGTCAGCAGCAGGTAGACGAGGCGCGGCGTCTTGCGCATGACCTCGAACGCGTCGGAACGCCACTGCGGATCAACTTGGTTGTCGAAGATGTCGGCGAGGCTGGCGCAGAAGACGAATGGGCGGTCGCCATCCCTTTCAGCCTGTCGCTGCCAGCGGAATGGATCGTTCCATGTGTGGGCGCCGGTACGAACACGAGGAGCATTGCCCCACTGCACCTTTCCATAGCGCTTGTCCATGAGGGCTTCAGCATAGCAACCATCGCATGCAGGGCTGACTTTGGTGCAGCCCATCCACGGATTCCAAGTGTGGCGTGTCCACGAAATTCCACTGTTTTCGGCCATCACGCCAGATCCTCAATCAGCCCATCGACATACGTGTTGGTCGCATCGGCATCCACCACGCCCTTCAGGCGGTCGTTGTGCGCCCGCAGGATGCGTTTCGCGGTCTCGGTGGTGTTATCGGTCAGCCGGGGCTTGAAAAGCTCGTGGGCGGCTTTCAGGTCGGCGGGGTCGATCTCGGCTGCGAGCTTGTTGTGATACTCGCGCAGGAGCGCCTGGCTGTCATTATCGGAGACCGACTCCGGCTTGGGAGGCGTATCGGAGCCGGTCTCCTTCTCAGCCTGCCGCGGGGAACGGGGGGTAACAGGCTGGGAACTGGTGGATTCGCCGCGTGCCCATGCGCGGAGTCGCTCGCCGGTCTCCATAGAAACCTGCTTGCCAGGCTGGAAGAACTGCGAATAGGGCGGGTTGAGCTTTCCGTAGAACTGACCGTTCTGCATCAGCGGCACGCCCTTTGCATCGGGAGTGACCATGAAGCTGATGGTCAGATCATAGAGCATGTTCTGCTCACAAATCGGTTGCCAGCCGACATTCTGCACTGTGGTGCGCTTGCGGCCATTGTCGTCGGTGATTTCGACCGGCTTCGTTACCTCGCGGGCGCGGAAGCAGAAGACGACGTGGGCGCGAACCTGCCGCAGGTTCTTCATCAGGTGCGTCTTATGCTCGGCCTTCGGAACCGCCCATGCTGGGAAGTTGAATTTGTGCAGCTCCCAATCCTGAAGGCTGTCATATGGCTTCTTCGCCAGTCGGGCCATCTCGGCAACATGCATGTCATGCAGGCCGCCCACGCCCTCCCATTCATCCGAAGCGGAGTCGATGACGACGACGCGGGCGCCAACCTTATCGACCGCCTGGTTGATCGCATCCCAGATCGCTTTCGGCGTGAAGGGCGGGCGCATGTCCATGTACTTCACCCGGAACAGGAATTCCTTCAGAAGCTCGGACTGCGGGCGGGTGTCGGATGGTGTCGGAAAATAGTGCCGCGCCCGGCCGCCCTCGGTGTCGATGAAGGCGATCGGCTCATCACCAGCCAAACCGAGCGCGAGAAGGAGCGCGCTGACGGTCTTGCCAGATCCGGAAGGCCCGGCAATGCCGATGATCAAAGACGTGTCGTCGCGCACGCCATCAGTGAAGGTCGCGGTCATGCTGCGCCACCGGTAGGAAGATTGCCGACATAGCCGGTGCGGCCATCCGATTTTTTGATTTCCTGATCTCCATGGCTATTCACCCGGAAGATGCCAGACAGGAGCTCGTTGACCGTCCCGTGCAACGATGCGCGAAGCTGATCCTTGAGGGCGCCTCCGACATTGACAACATGCTGCTGCATTTCAGCATTGAAGTCGGCAGCTACCATTTTCGCCATAATCCACTCGGCGCGGGTTATGTCTCGATCAGAGGCATAGGAGGATGGCTTCCCGTCCTTCCCAACCTTCTCGTTCCAGTAGTTGCCGATGACCTTTTCCAGTTCCTTGCGGATCGTGGTCGGCTTGCCCTCTCGCTCACCCCACGAATTGACGCGGGTATATTCGCGGTCAAAGCCGCTCTGGATGGCAGCATCGATAGCAGATCGAATCTGGGCATCTGCCTGATCCTTGAAGAGCTGCGCGATGCGGGCATCGACAGCGGTGCGGACTCGGCTAAAAAGCTCTTCTTCGCCGATGATCTTGTCGGCCACTTCGGCGACGATTGCCGCCTCAATACGTTCCTGGTTGAGTTCCATCAGTTCGGCTCCATGATCTGGCGGGGTTTGTAGGGCTGGGCTTCGTAGACCGGCATCGGGTCATGGCCGAGCTTCTGCAAGTAAGGGTGCTCAAGCTCGCGGGCGGTCCAACGCGTATCGATGTAGGCTGGCATTTCCGCCTCAACGATGCCGCCGGGATAGCCGGGCCACCAGTTTTCGGACATGCACTTGCGCCAGAGCAGGAAAGCGTCGGACACCATCTTTTCGCCGATCACGCGGCCGGCAGCATCGACGCGCGCCACGGTGATCTCGAACGGCGGTTCCTGCTCCTGCAGGATGAATAGGAAATCCAGCTTCAGTTCGTGCCGGTCGATCTCGGGGAAGAGTGCGCGGACGGCCCGGCGATAGAACGCATCCTGAAAATGATAGTTGTTGTTGTAGATAGCGCGGGCGACGGCATCAGGTTCTACGCTCAATTCCGTGGTCTTGTAATCGATGATCGTCAGCCGATCGCCGGTAATGCTGATCCGGTCCATGCGAGCTCGTGCCCACAGATCGCCGCACCGGTCTTTCCAGACGGCGGTCACTTCGTTCATGCGCACGGCCTCGGCGTCCGGGGATGCCAGAGCGCGGATAGCCGGGTGATCGTGCTGTGCAAGCGTGGCGCGTGCCTTCTCGACCATCGCCACGGTCTGCTCGTAGTCTGCTGTCAGGAGCGGGATTGCGCCGCGCTTCTGCGCTTTCGTGCGTTCGTCCTTTGCCACCTTGGTCTTGAAATCGTCGTGGTCGATCACGGCAATCTCGGTCGACTGCTGCAACAGCATGGCATGGCCGGCAGATCCGATCTCGCGCTTGCGGTCGTTCTTTTCCTCGGCCTCTTCCTGCTTCGTCATCTTCGGATGAGCTGCGCGGGCATGAAGCGGCGATTCCAGAATGAGCTTTTCAGCGATCGATCGGCTGAGGCTGGGCGTCGGGCACGGATCGGCATGGTACGCCTTCTCGGTCATGCGGTAGAGGCCCTGCTCGGTCGCGGTCTCGGCGGTGATGATGTTCATTCTGGCATCCTCGCGGACACAACCCGCGCAATCCCTGCCTGACCGTGGTCATTCATGCGCAGAAATGAGCGGTACGGGTTGGCCTGAAATTCATTCCAGAACACGTCAGTGATCCGGCCAACTTCGGTTTCGATCTGGTCCCGGTCGATATTTCGCATCACGGCGATGACGTTGCGGAGGGTTCTAGCGTCGATCATTTGACGCCTCAAAGAAGATCTGAGCCGCGCAGCAATGGCGGCAAGCCACGACGCTGACGAAACACGGGAACCTGCCGGTTCAGGTGCTCGTAACGATATTCGTCATCGAGCCATTCCTGCCGCTGCTGGTCCGGGTCCGGTTGCTTGTCGTTGAAGGCCTGGCAGTAGCGCTCGAAGGCATCCGAGTGCTTTACGAACTCGGGAACACTTTCGTCGGGCGTGCCGGTCCAGTCCGACAGCCATGCCTCGGCGCAGTCCTCGGTAACGTCCTCGCCGGTCAGCGTCTCCATGTCGAAGCGCACGGCCTGAATGAAGTCGTCGTTGCCACGGATCGCGTCGGCCGCCGTGTCGAAGCACTTCGGCAGCACGTCGGTTTCCATGAAATAGCTGCCGCCGGTCAGAGTGTGACCGGTACGGATGAGCAGGCATTCGCGCGGATTAATGAATTTGCGGGTGATCTTGGTGCGGATCATGCTTCACCTTTTGGGAGATAGATGCGGGCCGGCGCTGGGCCGCTGATGTCGATTGTGTAGCCGCCAGCGCGACCATCGCCGCGTTTGACATTGACGTGGATACCTGGGAGGGGCTTGCCGTCGGCATCGACGCCGCCGATCTGTTCGAGCACTTCCAGCGCCATGCGGTCGCGGATTTCCTGCTCCGTAACGACGGCTCGGAAGCTGATCGTGCTGGGCTTGATCATCTTGACCATCGGTCAGATCCTCGCCGCGATCTCTGTGGCGCGTTCGGTGCGCTCCAGACCTACGGAACCCGCCAGACCGATCAGGCCGGCGACGACAACAGCCGCAATCGCGACCAAAAGCGCACCGCGCGCGGCGATCGCTTCCAAAAGCTCATCAGGGGTGCGACGATCGTCAATCAGAATGGTGGGAAGGACATGCTCGAAAGCATTGGAATGGCCGTGAAGGTGGTCATAGCCCTCATCGGTCCAGAGATAGAGATCGTCTGCCGGCTGACTTGAGGTTTCATGTGAGGCGATAGAAAACATGGCGCTCTCCTTTGATGGGAGAACGCTACTCGATTTCGAGTGCCAATGTCAACTCGAATGTGAGTTATTTGCCGCTCAATTCCATAGCGAGTAATTTGAAACCGTCTGGACCGAGTTTTTTGGCGACGGCACGAGCCTCAATAACATAACGCTTCGCATCACGAAGCATGAGGTCCTTGAGTTGAAGCCTATGCTCGGCTTCTGACAGGTCGTTGCCCTTTCGTATCAGGATCTGATGGAAGCGCTTCCCAGCTTCATCGACATACTTATGGCAGGTCTCTAGGGAATATGAGGCGATTGTGTCGGCTGTCTCGCTCTCTTGATCTGCAACCGATAGGATAGCCATGCGGATGCACTTCACCGCATCCTTAACTTTCGAGTCAACCTCTTCTGATCGCCCCGGCTGCGCCACAGAGAGCAATATCAAGGCGGTTGCGATCAGCGTTTCCGATATGCTCCGACGACAAGATGACATGTCGGCCATTTCTCCCTTGGTAGGGAGAATTCTGCCGGCTCCCCATCCGGCGGATTATATTGGCGAAGGTGCCAGGTGTCGGCTGTCGCACGCACCAGCTGCTTCAGGATTGCATAGTGCTCGCCGTGATGGTCATGCGTGCTGATAATGACTTCATCCCCTGCGCTGTAAGGCAAATTTGGGTGCACCAGCGCCAAGTCTCCATTGCGGAAGGCCGGAACCATAGAGTCACCTAGCACATACAGACCGTACCCGTTCTTGGCTCGGGCGAGAGGTTCAGGACGCTTTACATAATCGATCGGGTCTGAGGACACGACTACTGAATCACTCCACGATCCGCCTCGGACGGCGGAATAAATCGGCAGATCCGGCAGGCCTATGAGATTTTCGCGCGGGATCGGAGATGGATTTTTAATCTGGACGATCTGGGTGTCAATGGTGCCGTCAGGGAGTGTTCGGCGGATCACGGCATCCGGCATGGTGCTTTGCCCCGAGAAGGGGAACGGGATTTCGAGAAAGGCTGCCACCTCAGGCGCAGATCTGGAGCGCGCCACCACGTCACGCTCAATGCGATCGATCGATTGCTGCGTGGTATTCGTGAGCTGCGCAAGTTCGACCTGACTGAGGCCGCGGCGCTCACGTTCTGCTCTAACTATTTGTCCGAAGCTCTTGTCCATAAAAATAATCTACCCGATTTCGGGTACTCAATCCAACTCGATTGCAAGTTACTCGATTTAGAGTTATAACGGGTTTTAAGACCAATCCCGTTACAGCGAGTAGTTCATGCAAGAGGCTGAACAGCACCCTGGAATGGTTTCTGCCATCGAGTTTTTTGGCTCGCAGGCGAAACTTGTTGAAGCGATCGGCTGCTCTTCTCAGCAGTCGATTTCGAGATTCCTGAACCGCGAGGCTGAAACCTCTCCTGAGGTGGCAGTCGCAATTCACAAGGCTTCTGAAGGAAAGGTACCGAAGTGGATACTTCGGCCTGATCTGTTTGACGCCCCAGATCAAGCTTCCTCGGTCGAGGCCGCTTGATGTCCTCACAATCGTCTTTCTTTTCCGAAGGTGGATTCGGGAACCGTCGTAGTGGGATTCGGTATGTTGACGCCGTTTGTGGCCTCGCTCGCCGTCTCTGGCCCTCAAAGACCGCCGCAAACCTTGCTGGTCGCGCGCAAATCAGCATGCGAGCCGCTGAATTGTGGCTCGAAGGGCGCACTGAGCCGGGCGCCGACGCTCTCGTGAACCTGCTGCGGTCTGACGCCGGGTTCGAGCTTCTTCAGGAGATCATGGCCGGTTCCGGCACTCGCTGGTGGAAGGAATTCCGCCGCGGTGTCCACATCGCCGAGCTCGAAGCGAAGCAGGAGTTTCTTCGCAAGCAGCTCGACGCGCTCAAGGAGGAGATGTGATGCGAGGTTTCATAGTCGACTGCTTTCTTCGGGCCTCATCTGCCTGCAACACCCTGTCGGTGTTCTTCAAGAACTGCGGGCTGATGCTCTGGAAGCGTCCGGACCTTTCGCCACTGCGTGGTCGCTCGAGCGCCGATCTCATCGTGACCAAGCACGAGAACATCCGGGGGCAGGAATGAGCACGCTCATCATCTGCGCTGTCGGTCTCTGGCTGTCGATCAACTTCTATTTCGGCCTGGTGCTGGTGCGCGATGCTCTCGCTGTCACCCGCCAACGCCGCCATCGGGTGTTCTGATGCCCGCCGCCCTTCGCCGTCTCCCACGCTGCCCCGAATGTGATGCCGTGCTCAACGCCGGCCTCATTTGCGATTGCTGCGGCGTGGTTCCCAACCAGACCGATATCGACTGCCAGATGGCGGTCGAGCACCTGCCCGGCGCAAAGCTCTTCATGCGTCCGCAGGTCAACCGACTGAAGAGCATCAGGAGCGATGGACGATGACAGAAGAGAACAACGAGGATGATGCCCTCGATCTCGCAGCAGATACCCTTTTCGGCGATCTCCGCGATGCCATGCTGATGCATGTCAGGAGCATGGAAACACCATGGTCGAAGATGAGCGAAAAGGCGCAGGCCGATAAGATCTATGCCATCGGAAATGCATGCGAAACCCTCGTGCGCAAGGCCGTGGCGATCGTCGCCAGCAACGGCAATGAACCGATGTTCGGCCGGATCGCAAAGTTCACGGTCAAGGATGAGATCAAGGCAGAACTGATTGCCGGATCTTCCGTCGCGAACATCGAGAAGATCGCCGAAAACATCGGCCAGCCCGCCATTATCATCTTTGCCAGCCCTGAGGGTTTCATGGGTGCGAAGGCAGAGGCCAAGGCCGACAAGGATCAGCCTGAGCTGCCCGGCACGTCGGATGACGAGGAAGCCGAGGACGAGCAATACGACCGCGCCGTTGTCGCCATCAGGCAAAGCGGCAAGGCATCGACCTCGTTCATCCAGCGCACGTTGTCGATCGGCTACAACCGTGCCGCATCGCTCATCGAGCGGATGGAGAAGGAAGGCGTCGTTGGCCCGGCTGACACCAGCGGTAAGCGCGAAATCCTCGTGGCGCCGCTCGACCCGACACTGCCAGACGCGGACCCGTCAGACGCACCTGAGGCGGCCTGACGATGGCAGTAGCGGCGCGGATCAAGTTCATCATTCCTGGCGATGTGGTGCCATGGGCTCGTGCTGGTGGCGGCAAGACCACCCACAAGTTCACGCCCAAGCGTCAGCAGGATTACATGGGCATGATCCGCGCCGAGGCTTTTCGGCAGATGGAAGCATTTCCCGGGCCGCTCGAAGGTCCGCTGCAGCTCAAGATTGTCGCGGTTTACCTCTGGCCGAAGACCACCACCAAGGCGCGGCGCAATGCCGTTGATGGTGGCTGGAAGATGACCAAGCCCGACTGCGATAACATCACCAAGATCGTGAAGGACGCTCTGAACACGATCGCCTACGCCGACGACGCGCAGGTTTCCTTTTCGTCCTGCTGGAAAATTCTCGGAAACAAAGCCGGTCTCATCGTTGAGGTTATCAGCCTCGCGGGTGTGCCGGCGCCTGTCATTGAACTGTGAGGGCACCATGAGCAGCTGGCAATTACTGAAGATCGAGCAGAAGCTTGAGGCTATCCGCGAGGCATATCCGAAATGCACCGGTACCGCCGCCACCATCGCCCGTAAGCTGTTCGAGCTGCACGGCCACAAGGTCAGCCGCAATGCGGTGATTGGCTATTATGCTCGCCATGGCGAGAAGCTGAAGGATATTCCGCTTCGTGGCCCGCACGCCGGAGCGGCGGTGAAAAAGCCGCTGATGCGCGCTCCTCGGCAGCCGAAGCCGAAGGATAACCCGGTCATGGTGGCCGAGGTGGTCAAGTTCATGGAGGCACCGAAGCCGGTGTCCTTCGATGATGTCTACCGGCCCAATCCCAAGAACCTGTCGCTGCTCGATCTCGAATGGAACGACTGCCGCTACGCTGTCAGTGGCGAGAAAGAACACACACTGTTCTGCGGCAACACCACCGATCGCGACTCCTCCTACTGCCCCTATCACCACAAGCTCTGCCACGGTCCCGGCACCAAGTCTGAACGGCTGGTCGATCACCTCATCAGGAAGGTGGCGTGATGGGCAAAAGGTCGAATTTCGCGCGCGTCGAGAAAGACTTCTATCCGACGCCGTATGAGGCCGTCTTGCCTCTCCTGCCGCATCTGCACGGCGTCGAGACATTCGCGGAGCCTTGTGCCGGCGAGGGGCATCTGGTCGGCCATCTGCAACGGCATGGCTATGTTTGCGCCTACGAGGGCGACATTTCATATGGCTATGATGCGATGACGCATCGCTTCGAAGATGAAGCGACCTTCGATGCTATCATCAGCAATTTCCCTTGGACGCGGGAAATCCTCCATCCGCTCATCGTGCGGTGCATGAAGATCGCGCCCACATGGATCATCCTCGATGCCGACTGGGCGCACACCACCATGGATACGCGTCCCGGCGTGCAGCCGAAGACGCCGGACCTTCTGAACCGCTGCAGCCATATCGTCAGTGTCGGCAAGGTTCGCTGGATTGAAGGCTCGAAGCACAAGAGCCTCGATAACGTTAGCTGGTACCGCTTCCACGCCCAGCACACCGGCGGGCCGAAGTTCATCGGGCGGGAGGTGGTGGATGCTCGATAGGGTCACCAACCACGCCGTTCTCCGCTACCTGCAGCGCGTGCTCAACCTACCGGTGGATGATTGGTGCGCCGGGCAGCCGTTCTCATGCGACAGGGAGCGTGTGGCGTTCTGCTGCGAGCGTGCCGAGCTGCCGGTGGATGCTGTCAAAGAACTGATCATGTCAAAACCTGTCATGCTCATGTGCATGGCGGGCTTCCAGAACGTCTGCGTTCGCCTCGATGGGTTTGCCTACATCATCCGCCAGGGCTTCGTCGTCACGATCCTCACCGACGAACAACGAGACGAGCGCATTGGTCAGCTCGGCAAGATCAAGCAGCAGAGCCGTGACAGCATGCGGCGCGAGATCCTCAAACGCAATCGCCGCTCCAAGGGCAAATTCAAGAACCGCGATCGACGGTTGGCTGAGGTGGATTGATGATCTCAGCCCTCTACGTCCAGAAGAACGGTTCCTATTACGGTCTTGATGGTGTCGATCCTTGGGATGAGGAGCGCGATGCCCGTCAATATGCCGGCCCATGGCCTGTTGTGGCTCATCCTCCATGCCAGCGCTGGGGCAAGATGTGGTTCGGACAGCCTCTGACCGTAAAGACTACAGGCGCGCGCAAGAAGCTCGGGGACGATGCTGGATGCTTCGCTGCCGCGCTCTCCGCGGTGCGCACCTATGGCGGCGTGCTTGAGCATCCGTGGGGCTCTTTGGCGTGGCCACACTTCGATCTAAACACGCCTGATCGTGCCGGTGGTTGGATCATGGCTGATTTCCTCGGCGGATGGACATGCTGTGTCGAGCAAGGCCGATACGGGCATTATGCTCGCAAGCCTACGCTCATCTATGCCTTCGGTGTCGAATTGCCGTCGCTCGCATGGGGCTACAGCGAGCCATCGTTCGACCCCGCAGTTGTCGCTCGCATGGGGCTACAGCGAGCCAAGCGGCTCGGAGAGGTAGGCGCCCGCGGCGGCGGTACGGACAGCTCGCCTCGCATCGGTACGCCGGCACCTTTCCGCGATCTGCTCATTTCTATGGCGAGGTCAGCCAGCCTTGCGTTGGAGGCCGCTGAATGAGCACAGTCACATTCATCCGCCAGATGGTCGATGCCGGGTTCTCTCTCGAGGATGCGTTGAAGGCTGCCGAGATCTACGAATCCAACCCGCCGGAGAAGAAGCGCTCATCTGCGGCGTTACGTCAGGAGCGTTACAGGCGTAACAAGGCGTCACGCGTTACGGTTTGTGACGCTGGTGACGCCCTTTCTTCCCCTGAAGGTTCTTCCCCCACACCCCCTTCTCCTAAACCCCATCAATCCATACCCCCTTCGCCCCCTAAAGGGGGCTCTTCCCCCACGGCAAAACCAACGCCCCGGTCAGAGCTGATGGTTGTTCTCGACCCCATCCACGTCGATGCCGTGTTCGAGCATCGCCAGCGGATAGGCAAGCCGCTCACAGCCCACGCCGCTAAGCTGCTCGCCGGAAAGTTTGCTCGTTGCGCTGATCCGAACTCGGCGGCCGATGCGATGATCGCCAACGGCTGGCAGGGCTTCGAGCCGGAATGGCTGGACAATCGCACCATGCCTCGCGGCCAGCCACCGCCACAGCGTGAGCCGGATCTAGCCGATCTTTTCAATGCCAAAGCCAGAGAATTCAGGGATTACGACGATGACGGACGGACGATTGAGACCAGCTACGAGCATCGAGATTTCGACGGCCCTCGGCAAGCTCTTCCGCGCCTTGCCGCCTCGAAAGGCTAACCCTGAGGAGCTGATGGAAAGCTACCTCATCGCCTGCCACAAGTGCACCAAGCATGCCATCGAGGCTGTGGTGGTCAAGCTAATTCGGGGCGAGCTGAAGGATATGCCGAAAGCCTGGGCGCCATCGCCGGCCGAGCTGTCCACGGCAATCCGCGACGAGATGGAGGCGGTACAGCGGCAGGTCGATCTCGCGGCCGAACGGCAGATGATCGAGGATAACCGGCTGGTCGCTCTCCCGACGCTCAAGCTGCTGGACCGCATCGATGCTGCCAAGGCGAGGATGCAGGCAGAAGGGCGCAAGTTTCTGTTCGAGTGCGAAAGCTTCAGCGCTGGTACGTCGAGCAAGGGCAAAGTGCCTCCGGGCAGCACGTATGTCGGCATCCTCGGCGCCTGGTATGGGCCGCCTGGCTCGCTCTATGCGCCTGAGCCTCAGCCGATCCCTGACGACGAAATGCAGGAGATCCTTCGCGCCGACATGTTCGAGCCTGATCCGGTCGCTGAAGAGCAGCCCCTGCCATCTCCAGAGCCTGAATTTCAGGACGTGGAATTCTGAGACGTAGTGGAACGCATTGGAACGGTTTGGAACATGAACGCGTTGGCGAAAAACGAAAAATATCTGCCGGTCGAGGATGTTTGTGCGCGTTTCGGCATTGCTCGCAACACCCTTTGGCGGTGGATGAAGGCCGATGCCACATTCCCGGAGCCGGTCATCATCAACAAGCGCCGGTACTTCAGCGAATATGATCTGGCGAAGTGGGAAGCGGCCCGCGGCGGCCATGATCCGGATCTCGACGGAAAGCTTGTCGGCCTCAAGCCGGTATCCGGCGTCATCACCGATTACGATCAGCTCGTGTCCGCGCTGACCGATCGCCGCAACAAGCTCGGCATCTCCTCGATCGAGCTGGATGCACGATCAGGCATGCAGGAGGGCTACACGTCGAAGCTGGAGAATTTCGGCCGGCCGCAAGGCCGCGGGCTCGGTCCTGAGATATTCCCGCTGTGGATCGGCGGGCTAAAGGTTGGAATCGTGCTGGTGGATCTGCCGCGCCGTCCGCGCAAGAAGAAGCAGGTCGAGGCGTGAAAAGCGTGTTCTCATCATGCCATCAACTCGGCAGCAACGACCACAGCCACATCGACAGGTGATATAGCAGCACCGCAAGGCCGAGCATGACCATGATGATAAGATGTGGCGTGTAGCGGTTGAACACGTTCAGCCGTCGATCGTGCGGTAATAGGTGTGCATCTCGATCAGCTTGAGCGAACCATCCGGCTGCTGCTCAAATACTGCCTCGCATGACGCATCTATGGTGCCAATATCGATGCCGATGATCGTCGGTTTGATGCGATCCAGTATCTCCTGTGCCTTCACCTGTTGGCTCTGGTGGTGTCCAAGCCAGAAATCGGGAATGGTCATCTGCGCACCTCAAATGGGCCTGTATAGCGTGATGGCCCTGCCTCTCTGCATCGTGGCGAGCAATAGCGGCCGGTCAACGGCTTCCCCCGTAGCGTCTGCGTGGCACCACATGCCCGGCATGCGCCTTTCGGCCGCGGTTCGTGCTTCATTGTCATGGTTATGCCAGGCTGCATGATCATGCTTTCCTCGCCGATCGCCGCCAGGATCTCAGCAAGGTCAATCGATCGCTCCGGCCCAATGACAGCCCGCAGTATCTCTCGCGCACTCTCGATGCGCTCCGCATCATCTGCCTCATCTGGTGTCAGGCACTCATCGCGATCCTTCAGGAAGGCAGCAATGCGCTCGATCATGGTCATTTCTTCTTCCCTTTCGCCTTCAGCTTGCCCCACATCCTGAGCAGTACCGGCTCAACGATGATCATTTCCATCTCATCCCAATCAAACTCGATATCCAGCCCCACAGTCGCACACAGCAGGCGATATCGCTTCATGGCTGCCGGCTCTATGGGCTTCTTCGTGATCCTGTTCATCCCGGCTTCCATGTCGCCAATGGTCGACACAGAATACCCGATCGCCTCAGCCAACGCAGGGCGAGACATCTTCGCCACATGCTCACGCCAATATCTGGCCCGCACGTGCTCGGGCTCGCTCTTATCCGGCTTCTCGGTCATGTAATCCTCAAAATGCGGCATACGATAATCGCATCGAAACATCCGCAAATCAATGTAACAATTGCACCGACTCGCAAAGGCCCAACATGCAATAATCGCATCGTTTTGGAGGGCGTCATTTTCGGCCCAAAATAGCCCGTCAGCCAACCTATTGATAACTCAACACTAAAAACCTGTGCTTTGACAACGTTTCCGGCGGCATGCTTCCATCGCGCGGCTCTCCCCTCGCAATCCCCACCCACAGACCTCTCCAGAAAGGACGGAGCGCAAGCGATGGCCTTCCCCTCCAAGCAGACAGCGCAGTCCCTCTCAAGAGCAGGCCAGAAGGCAGCAGCCATCCTCCGCAAAGAAAAAAAAGAGCCGGTCATGAGCGACAACGTTCAGGCCGCCGTCGAACTGATGGTGTTCGAGGGACAGACACGCAGCGAGGCCGCCAAAAGCGTCGGCGTCTCCGACGAATACCTCCGCAAGTCCTTCATCAAGCCGGATGTGCTTGCTTACTTCAATCAGTGCCAGGAGGTGTTGAGAACCAGCGCGAGACCCCGCGCGCTGCGTAAGATCATCGATCTGAGCGAGAAAGCGGGCAGTGAGCGTGTGGCGCTGGACGCCTCTAAGTACTTGGACGGTATGGATAGAGGCGCTCATCAGGTGGGTGCGACCGTGATCAACAACACGCAGATCAACAACACGCTGAACGTGACGCCGGGATACGTGATCGACCTGAGGCCGGATGATGCGGATGAGCTGCTTCAGATAAGGCATCTGGAGCAACATGGCGATAACGCCTTACCGTATCAGCGTGACGTTCCCGACGATGAGTGAGGAACGCGGCCCCGTACCCGGTCTGTTCTCGATTTCGAGCCTCAGATGGCGGGGTGGGGGCAAAATTGGCCGCGAGTTTCCCAGTTCCACCCTCACGAACAAGAGGCGCATCTAGGAACGTTCGGCCTCAGATTTTTTTTCATCCATTGGAGAAACGCGATGACCGTGACGATTAGTTTGGGCTGGTGGATTTTGCCGATGGCGATCACGCTTATCGCTTTCATCGTTGCGGGTGGGATGTGCCGGACTGAGGGCGGCCACGGCGATTACGCGTCGATTGGAAACGCGGTTGTCGGGCTTGTCGTTCTGGGAGCGGCGCTGATCGTCTCGCTCATCGCGTGGCTGATCTGGGCGATACTGACCTGAGTGCTTTGTCAGCATAAGCCGCCATCGTGATGATTGGGCATCTCAGCGATGGAGAACGACGATGCCCACTTACCGCAGAATTGAGGATGCTGCCGAGACGGTCGAAGCATGGCAGTTTCTGGAAGAGCCGACTGACCCGGCGCCGGATTGGTATCTGGAAGCGTTGCGCGCCGACATGATCACGAAGCAGGCCGGCGGCTGGTATGTGATGGCGTCCGATTTCGGTTCGCTGGTGCAGATCGATGAGGGCGACTGGATCATTCACCGCGGCGACGGGATGCTGACGACGCTGCGGCATGGCGTATTCGAAAGCCAGTTCGAGCTCGCCGACTGACCATGCAGATTATCGAGCCGGATCGCCCGGCTGAACTCCCCACCATCCAGCTCGACCCGCAGGGCCGGAAGATTTACCGGCCCGACGGTCGGGTTTTGCGTCAGTTCATGCGGTGCCGCAAGCATGTGAGCATCGTCCGCGGCTCGATCGGGTCGGGCACATCGACGGCCTGCATTCAGAAAATGTGGATGATCTCGTGTGAGCAGCGGCCGAATGCCGACGGGCTGCGGAGAACGCGCTGGGCGGTCTGCCGCAACACGTTTCCTGACCTGAAGAACACCACGGTCAAATCCTGGCTCGACTGGTTTCCCGAGGAGATGTACGGGCGGTTTTACTGGGATCGTCCGTTCCGTCACATCATCCGCATAGGCGATGTCGAGATGGAGGTGATCTTCCTCGCGCTCGACAGCGAGGACGATATCCGCAAGCTGCGATCGTTCGAATTTACCGGCATATGGTTCAACGAGCTCGAGTTTATCGAGAAGGCGATCCTGGATGAGGCCGAGTCCCGTACCGGCCGATATCCGGCGGTGAAGGACGGCGGGGCGACGTGGGACGGCGTGATTGCCGACATGAACGCGCCGCGCGAGGATCATTTCATTCCGCTGATGATGGGCGAGGTGCCTCTTCCGGACGATTGGACGGAAGAGGAGCGGCTTGCCTATCGAAAGCCCGATAACTGGGGCTATCACGTGCAGCCGCCATCGATGCTGGAGATCAAGGATGCCGCCGGCATGCTGATCGGGTACGAGATGAACCCGCGCGCCGAGAACACGAAATGGCTGAAGCCGGGCTATTACGCGGAAAAGATCAAGGGCAAGACCAAGCAATGGATCGATTCCCGCGTCCTGAACAAGATCACGGTCTATGTAGACGGCAAGGCGGTCTGGCAGCAGTTCAACGAGGATAGTCACGTCTCGAAGCAGCCGCTTGAGCCAATCGCCGGCTGGCCGGTCTATGTGGGCCTCGACTTCGGGCGCAATCCCGCGTGTGTCGTCGGGCAGCTGGTCAACAATCGCTGGCGGATCTTCGCCGAGCTGACGGCCCGCGATGCCGGCGCATCGATCTTTGCGCCCCTTGTCAAGCAGTTGCTCGATCGGCGGCTGGGCAACTGGCATCCGGCCGGAAATCGTGGCGAGACGGACGGCTATGCGGTCGAGTTCTTCGGCGATCCGAAGGGTGAGGACGGCACGCAGGCTGACGAAACGACGGCATATGACGTTTTCCGCCATCACGGCATGCCGGTGCGGCCGGCGCCGGTCAAGAACAACCACATCCAGACCCGCATCGAGGCAGTCGAGTATGCCATGATCACCATGGTGAACGGGCAGCCGCGCTTGCTGGTGTGTGGCACAAACTGCCGGACGCTGAAAGTGGCGATGGCCGGCGGCTACCACTTCAAGCGCATTTCCGGCACGTCACGGCATGATGAAAAGCCGTTCAAGGATCGCTATTCCGACATCGCAGATGCCTGCCAATACATGGTTTTGGGCGCTGGCGAGGGCAGAGCGGTGATCGGCGGCAGCCATAACGGGCGAAAAGCACCGATCGATATCAAGTTTCACAAGAAATCGAGGCGGCGCGGTGGCTTCTGACGTTTTTCCGGGCGGATTGCGGCTCTCCGAGTGCGAGCCGAAGGACTGGTTTCTGGTTTTTTGCCCCGTTGCCTCGCGGCGCTGGATCAAATGGCTGGTGCCGGGGCGCTTCAAGCACGTTTCCGCCTTCGGATTCGTGGAAAGGGCGCAGTCGTGGGTGTTTTACGACTGGAATCTGGACCGGTCGCACATTTTCGTCGTCGGCAACCATGAGGCCGATATCCTGATCGGCGAATATGCCACCGGAAACACGGTGGTGCGCATGGCAAAACCCATCGGGCAGGATATGGCGGTCAATTTTGCCGTCGGCGGCTGGTGCGTCCCGTCGATCGCGCATCTGGTCGGTCTCCGGTCCAGTGCTTTGCGCCCTGATGCCCTGTTTCGGCAATGTCTGGCCCACGGCGGTCAGATTATCGAGCCGAATGGACAGGGAAATGAAGCAGAAAACACCCAAGCCCGCAGCTCCTGATCCTGAAGTACAGCGCCAGCAGGAAGCCGCGCGGCAGGAAAAAATCGACACCATCCAGGACACGTTGTCCACGCAGACCGACAAGGCGCTGCGCTACTTCGGCACGCGCCAGGCGCTTGCGGGCGTCACGCAGTCGCCGCTCGTGTCGCTGGCGAGGTAATCCGGATTGGCCCGCGCTCCCGCAAAGCTTGCGCCGAAACCGCCTGAGTTCCCCGACAAGGAAGTCAGCGAAGAGGCTTGCCGGCGTCTTGCCGAGGCGAGGGCGCAGAAGACCGAGGCTCTGAAAGACCTTCAGGAAGCCTATTTCTTCACGAAAACCCGGCTGGCCTACAATCTGACATCGACCAGCAAGGCGAAGAAAAAGCGCGATGACGAGGCTGACGATCTCGCCACCGGCATCGGGCCTGAAGTGTCGGAAGATTTCGCGACCGAATGCGTTGCCGCGTTCTTCCCGCAGGGCACTAAATGGGTTGAGGCGAGCCTTGATGATAGCGAGGCCGCCGAAATCAAGGAAGGCGCTCGCCCTGATATTGAGCAGAGAATTCGCGATCGAGACAATCAGATTTTCAGCTCTATCCGGGCCTCGAATTTTGAGGCCGAACTCGGTACGGTCCTCGATCCTCACGCAGCCGTCGGTACCGTTTCATGGTGGATCGACAAGCCGTTCAACACGAAACCAGTGCAGGTTTCGGCGGTACCGCCGAACGAGCTCGAAATCAACGTCGAGGCCGACGGCTCCGTTGGTGACCGTTTCCGCGTCCGCTGGGTAAAGGGGGCAAAGCTCAAGTCCGTGCTGCCTGGCATGGCGCTGCCAGCGAAGATCACAAAAAAGCTTGCGGATGAGAAGAATAGCACGTTCGAAGTTGTGTGGTGCTTCTGGCGCGATTGGTCAGATCCAGAGATCGACCGCTGGGAACATGTTGTCCTGATCGACAAGATTGCAATTCACCACGTCCTGCTCGAAGGCGAGGGTTGCCTACCGCTGATCGTGGCGCGCATCTCCCCAGATCCATGCTTTTCGTGGGGTTTTGGCCCATCGATCAAGGCGCTGCAGGAATATCGCGTCCTCGATGTCATCACGGCAGCCACGCAGGATCGCGTCGATATCGCCATTGCGCCGCCGATCGGCTATCCCGATGATGGTGTCATGGATTTCGAGGGTGGCATCGAGGCCGGCAAGGCATACCCGATGCGCCCCGGCTCCGGCCGCGATGTCGCCAAGCTCTATTTCGAGGGCGATCCTGATCTGGGGTTCTATGCAGCCTCGGATCTGGAACGCCGCATCAAGCGAAAGCATTTCGCCGACTATCCCGAGCAGAAGGGCGACACGCCGCCGACAGCCACGCAATGGGCTGACGAGATGGTCAAGGCCCAGCGCCGCATCGGTACGCCTGGGAAGAAGTTCTGGCTGGAAGGTCCGTATCAGGTCTATCGCCGCTTCGAGTGGCTGCTGACCAAAGACGGCAAAATCGATGACATCAAGATCGGCGGCCGGAAGCTCACGTTGGTGCCGAACAATCCGGCTACGCAGGCAGCGGACAATCAGAAAATACAGGTCGCCGGTAATCTGCTGACGATGATGAAGACATATTTCCCGCAGACCTCTGCCGCTGCGATAGATGAGCGCAAGACTGCCGAGAACTTCAAGAACGCGATGAAGGATGAGCTGGTGGTGCTGCGCGATCAGGCCACTGTCGATGAGCTTCTCCAAACAGTTTTGGGCGCGGCACAGGATGCCGGCGCCATCCCAGGCGGACAAGGAGGCCAGTGATGGGCGACTATCAGAGCGATGCCGAGCGCTATGCGACACCTCGCAATCTTCACCGGCTCTATGGCAAGGATATCTCCGGCAATGAGGGCAGCATGTCGGCGCTCGCCGTTGTCGAGAAACTGACCGCGAATTCCTGGACTCCAGCACATTCCGACAACGGGAAGATCAAGCTGCTCTCGGATGCGACGGCTGTTGCTGTGACACTGCGCAATGATCTGCCGATCGGCTATGCCGTGCGCGGCGTGCAGTATGGGGCTGGGGCTGTGACGTTCTCGGCGCAGGCCGGTGGAACGCTGCGTGGTTCGCCTTCGACCACGGCTCAATATCAGGGCCTCACGGCAGTCGTCATCGATCAGGGCACTGACGGCAAGTCGGCCGAATGGCTGGTGGGCTGAGATGACGGGGATTCTCTTCGGCCATAATCTCGGCCTCGGCCTCGCCTCCCCAGGTAAGGGCGGTGGGGGGCCGGCTCCCATTGTAGCCATAGCGCCCGACGCTGCCTCGGCGCCGCTCAGGGCTGCATATAGCGTCCGTCGCGTGAAGACTGGCTATGCCGGCCCAGCGATGAAGGTTTCGACAGACAACAACACGACCAACACCGACATCAACTTCACGGATGCCAGCCTGAACAGTCTCGTTGATGACGCTGCAATGGCAACGCGCTTCAACCTGACGGCTGGCGCAACCGAGTTCCGCACGCGGCAGGTTTATGACCAGTCTGGCAATGGATTTCATGTTACGCCGGGCGCCAGTTCAACCGGGCCTAGAACCCAGCGGGCCGCGACGGGCGACGGCGGCTCACCTGGCCATCGCATGACGGTCAATGGTTACGGGCTTTCTACTGATCCTGTAGTTGCAAACTCAGCCGGTCCATTTAGCATCGGCAACCCCACTGACGTCCTTACGGTTATCGTTGTTGCGTCGATCCGTGGGTGGGGTGGCACAGCTTTCGGATCGACGCAACCAGGTTCGGTTTCAACCCTTTGCGGCACGCTTCTAGGCTTTGGCCAGGCTCCGACGACGGGCGACAAATCGCATCAGTTCCTTGCGACAGCGGCAACAGATGCGACAAGTTCGTCAGACCCTCGATATGGAGATGTCTGCGCGGTCGGTGATGTTTCGGGCGGCCTTATCGAAAGGTCTACGACGTGGAATCGACTGCGTACCTTTGCACTACGCTTCGAAGGTCAAAAGGTCTCGATGTTCTGCGGCCAGACCAAGATCGGTGAAGAAACGCTGACGGTCCCGCAGCTGACGTCGGTCAAGGTGTGGCTCGCATGTAACGGCACAAGTGCCGCCGTTGGCAATACGGCCAATGTGGAATGGAAAGAGTATCTGTTCTATCAGGCCGCGCTTGCGGACGCTGAAATCCTCGGTATCATGAAGAACTGCGGAACGTTCTTCAATGCGCTTGGCGATCCGGTGATCCCCAGCATCTGGAACCAATTCGTTCTCGGCCAGAGCCTTGCCGGGCTGTTTTGGACCCAGGCCTATAACGTTGCGAACGCTTCTGGCTTTTCCAACTTCCCGACGCTGGTGCGAGCTTACATTGGGCATACCGCTACCGACGACTTCCGCGCGGTCCCGCTTAACCCCGGCGGATCGAACAACGGGGCGAACGGAGCTCCAGATATCAATGGCACGTTCTATGGCGGATCGGCTGTTCAGAAGGCAGCTCGCAGTACGACCTCGTTCCAGAACTACTGGTATGAAGACACGAGCCTTGCGGACATGGCTGGTGCCGGCCCTGATCTTACCGCAGCCCAAGCGGCTGTGCTTGCCTCTGCGCATCGCCGACGCCCTTCGATCATATTTACTGATCACGGACAGCAGGAGGCACTTGGCCTAGGAGCTGACGCTTCAACGGCGAACGGCGCTTCTGGCGATCCGCTTTTTGGAACGGCTACGGTCCAGAAATACAAGGACGGCATGAAAAACACATGGTCGCTGATGCGCGCCAATGCCGGCCGTCCTAATGCCCCAATCGTCATGGCGGTACTTGCGAAGGTCGGCGGAAATGACGCCGGAGCCGAGGCAGTTCGTCAAGCCCAACTGCAGCTCGCTGCGGAAGTGCCCAACCTGACGCTGGCGCACATCACCTATGATGAAGTGTTGCTCGACGTGGTTCATCCGGACGACGCCAGCATGAAGCGCTATGCTCGTCGTCTTGCCCTGATCGAGGCGAACATCCTGAAGCCAGGCAGTGTTCCATACTGGCGCGGTCCTCGCGTTGCGAGCGCGGTCTTCACCAGCGGCGCCAAGACCGCCGTCCGTGTGGCGATCGAGTATCCAGTTGGTTGCGGCGGTGACGATATCACGATGGGAGCCGGCGATTGCGGCTTCTATGTCAAAGATAGCGTCGGCGCCAAGACCGTCACTGCGACGAAGGAAAGCGCAGCATCGGTTCTGTTGTCACTGAACAGTGCATGTGTTGGCGCGACTACGATGCAGTTCCTCTTTGGCAGAGGATGGGACCCCGCTACGGTGCCGATGGATAATGCGGCATCAAAATTCCCAACGCTCGGCGTTGCCGGTGACGGAACCGGCGCTGTGAGCTTCCCGCTTGAGGCTACTGCTCCGATCACGGTCAACTGACACCCCATCGCCCCATCATCATTTGATGGGGAGTGCTTTGCCGGTGCGCAACGGCATTCATAGCCTGCGCTCATGACAAAGCTCAAACTTTCCGACGAAGAAGTGAAACACGCCGTCCGCTGGTTCGCCCGCCAGCCCGAGGGACAGCCGTTTTTCGATGCGCTTCAGTCCATCCTCGAAGAGATCGCTGGGCCTCAAGATGCCAGTGCTTTGCACCGTCATGATGAGCGCCGCAAATTCGCAGCCGATCTGATTGCGATGGCAGAGGCGGAAAAACGCGATGGACCCGAAGGCATTGAACCCGAGCGACGGAATGGACCGAGAGCACAACAGAGACGAAATCGGCGGCATGGGCCGGCCGGCCGGGCGTAGCCCCGGTGCATTCGTCTTTGCCACCATGCGCGGTCCCCGCATCATGCTGGCCCCTGATGAAGGTGCCGGCGGCGGTGGTGACGGTGGTGCCGGCGGCGATAATTCCGGCGCGGGCGGCGATCAGAACGCAGGCGGTGAAAATAACGGTGGTGAGGGTGGCGGCGATAAGCCCGCTCGCCCCGATTATATCCCCGAGAACTTCTGGGACCCCGACAAAGGTTTCAAAGCCGACGACTTCAACGCGCTGGTCGCCTTCAAAGCGGAGCATGATGCCAACGCCGCCCAGGTTCCCGAGAAGGCCGACGGTTATGTCGTGGCGCTTCCGAAGGATTTTCAGCTCCCCGAAGGGTACGAGCTGCCGGAAGGGCAGGAAAGCCCGATCGATGAAAACGATCCCCGCATCGGCGCTGCCCGAGAATATGCCCACGCCAACGGCTTCAGCCAGGCGCAGTTCGAGGGACTGATTGCCCTCGGCGCGCAGATGGACATTGCAGAGACCACGGCGCTGAAGGAGGCCGCGACAAAGCAGCGGGCCGCTCTCGGCGACAAAGCCGATCAGCGCATCAATGCCGTCACCACATGGCTCGGCGCCAAGCTCGGCGGCGAATTCGCCCAGGCCCTGGCCCCCATGATGTTCACGGCGAAGCAGATCCAAGCCTTTGAGGCGATCATGCGCCTCAACAGGAGTGGCGTGCCGGGCAATCCCGGCGCGGGTCGCGATGGTGGGAAACAGGAACTTTCCGATGCGGAGTACGAGAAGATGTCTCCCGCGGAACGCATCAATTACGCGCGCCAAGCTTCGAAGAAGTGACGGCCTGAAGGAGAGACGAAATGCCCGAAGTTATGACGCTTCCGGAATATGCCAAGGGTCTTGAGAAGACCAGCATCGAGCGCCCGCTCATCGAGACATTCGCCAAGGAATCCGACATCCTCGAAGTCCTGCCGTTCGAAGGCTTCTCCGGCGCAGCGTTCGAGGGTTACCGCGAAACCGACGTTGGCAGTGCCGCCTTCCGCGCGATCAATGAAGGTGCCGGTTCCTCGAAGGGCAAGATTGCTCCCTTCCAGGAAACCAGCTTTCCGATCGACACCATCCTGAAGGTCGATAAGGCCATCCTTCTGCGTCACGGCGAAAGCCGCCGCGCGAAGGAAGAAGCCATGCAGATGAAGGCGCAGTCCCGGCTCTTCACCAACTCCTTCATTGCCGGCGACAACGTGTCGAACCCGAAGGAACCGAATGGCATCAAGGCGCGCTGCACTGCCGCCAACGGCCGGCTGCTTCACAATTCCGTCGCTTCCGGCGGCGCTGCCCTGTCGCTCTACAATCTCGACAAGGCAATCATGAACACCCGCAATGCGAACTACATCATTGCAGGTCTCGATCTGGTGCCGCGCTTCATTCAGGCAGCCCGCAACACCTCGGTCGCCGGTTTCGTCATCCAGTCGTGGGATGAGGTTGGCACGCCGAAGATGAGCTATGCCGGCAAGCGCATTCTCTTCGGTTATCCGAAGGGCCGCGATGGCGTCATTCTGCCCTTCACCGAAGTCGGCCAGGGTGGTGGTGCTGCGCAGTGCACGTCGCTGTTCGTTGCCAACATCAGCGCCGATGGCCTGCACGGTATTCAGTTGAAGCCGATGGAAGCCCGCGACATGGGTCTGCTGGAAGATGCGGTCAATTACGGCACGAACGTCTCTTGGGACGTTGGTCTGGTTGACGAGGCGGATTTCTGCATCACCCGCCTGACCTCCATTACCGACGCTCCGTTCGTCGCCTGATCCATGTTGGCCCGCCTCGCGCGGGCTTTCGCCAACTTCGCAGAGGAGAATGACCAATGGGTCAGAGAGTTTATAATCAGGACCTGGAGCTGGTTCTTGCCGATGGCGCTGCCGCCATGACGGCGGACGGCATCACGCAGGTCGCATCCGCCAACGTCTCCAAGAAGCTCGGCCCTGGCCGCTTCGAAGGCGTTCTGATCGTGGACGTTTCCGCGATCGATATTTCATCCGCCGATGAGGTCTATCACCTGCTCCTGCAGGGCTCGAACGATTCCTTCGCCACGAAGGAAACGCTGGCGCAGTATTCGCTCGGTGCGAGCGCTGCACGTCCCGGCGCGCCGGCCAACTCGGTGATCGGCCGCTACGAAATCCCGTTCACGTCAGAGCAGCATGACACGGTTTACACCGATGTCCGGCTTTATGTGGACCTCGGCGGCACCACTCCCTCCATCCAGTTCAAGGCATGGATCGCCGAGCGCTACTAAGCGCCCGGCATCCTCAGTTTCCACCGGAGATCGGTACGATGCCCGAGAAAATGAAAATCCACTTCCGCGATGGCTCCATTATCGAGCAGGACGCGATTGATGCCCGCAAGACGCTGCGCGATCATCCGGAAGAATACCAGACCAGCCCATTCCCTGAATCGGTGCAGAAGGCATCGAAGGCGGACTATGAGGCGATGCGCGATCACCTCGACAAGTTGGCCGCAGAAGGCAAGACGGATCGCGAGATCGAGCGTGCCCGGCATGCCTGGGAAGGTCAGCAGAAGTGGAAGAAGCCTGTCGATGCTCCCAAGCCGGCTGCTAGCTCGACCACGGAACCGGTCGCGCCTTACATGGCGAAGGAAAAGACCGGCGGCTGGTGGGCGATCTTCGACGCCAACAATGCCCAGGTCGGCGGCAACATGCGCAAGCCTGAAGCTGATGCATTCAATGCCAAGTCCGATGACGAGAAGGCAGAAGCCGTCAAGGCCGAACTGGCTAAAGGCTGAAACCGCCCTCACCATCGCGACGGGTCGGTTGATGGAAACCCCGGAGTTCTCGTTGCTCCGGGGTTTTTCTGTGCCGTGCTGGCAGTGCTTTGCCGGGGCATGATGATGCCGCCATTCTCGCCGCCATGGACAAGCTCACCATCATCAATAATGCGCTGGTTGCCACCGGAAACGAGACGGTCAACGTCCTCAATGATCCTTCCGATGAATACCGCGCCGCGAACACCGCTTTCGACCGCGCCGTGAGGTTCCTCGCGTCTCGCCACACATGGCCGTTCGCGATGACGACAGAAGCTCTCACCCGCGTTCCTGACGCGGACAATAAGTCCCGGAAATATTCGAAGAACGGTTTCCGCCTGCCGCCCGACATGTTCCACCTCAAGGAAGTCTATCACGGCACGCATATCTTCACCGATTATGAGATCATCGGCGATGTCCTGTCCTGCTGCTACGACTCCGAGATCTATGCCGCTGTCGTAAAGGCGCCGGCCGATGCCAACTGGCACCCGATGGCTGAGGAGATCATCACTCGGTACGTCGAGGCCGGCTGCCTTCGATCGCTCAACGAGGATTTCCGCGAGGCTACCGCCCGCGAGGCTGGGGCTGAGGCGCTGCTTGAAGAGACGCGCACCCACGTCGATCAGCAGAATCCCGCCCGCAATATGTACAAATCGAAGATCGCTGATGCCCGTCGGAGACGCCGGGTATGAGCATTCAAGAGCAGATCATCCGCCAGCGTGACTTTTCGTCGGGCGAGATCCACCCCGATGCGATCCGCCGCGATGACATCGATGTGCTGAAGTCGGCGGTGCGCTATGCCCGAAACCTTGTGGCAACCCACAATGGCGGCCTCATGCGTCGGCCTGGCCGGCGTCTGCTTTTCGAGGATTATGGCATAGGCGGCGATTTTAAGCCGTTCGATGGTATCGCCTACAAGATCATATTTATCCCAGGCGGCGTGAAGATCCGCACTCCTACGGGGGCACTTGTCGCCAGTCTTGCGGCGCCGTGGGGTGAAGCTGACCTCGATTCCCTTGTGTTCGAGCCGATGGACAACGAGATTTTCGTTGCCTGGAGCGGCCACACGCAGGTCATCAAGGTGACCGAAGGATCGCTTACCTGGAGCATCACGCCCTACAGTTTCTCCATCGGTCTCGATGGCTCGATCCGCATGCCGTTCTATCGCTTCGAGTCCACGCAGAATATTACGATGGTGGTTTCGGCGCTGACCGGCAGCAACATCACCGTGACCTTCAATGCGCCAGTCCTCAACCCGCTGCATGTCGGCGTGATCTTCCGTTACGCCGGCCGTCAGCTGAAGATCACGCAATACCTGTCATCGACGCAAGCGCGGGCAAGCGTGATCGAACGTCTGCCGGATACCTACCAGATCACCGTTGACAATGGGAATGGCTTCTCGGTCGGGCAGATCGTGCAGACGGACACGTCGAATGCCAAGGGCGAGGTGGTCAATGTCTCTGGCAACAATGTTTACATGACCGGCCTCGGCAAGCTTACGCTGCCGCAGGTTGGCGAGACGCTGGTAGGCCCGACGGCATCTGCCAAGATCACTGCTGTCGCCGCCTCTTCGAATGGCGCGGTGGTGCAGTGGGATGAGCAATTCATCTCCGACTATCGCGGCTGGCCTCGATCCGTTTCCAAGGATCGTCAACGGCTTATCATGACGAACTTCAAGCAGAAGAAGAACGCCGTGATGTGGATGGCGGCCGGTGAGAACCGTGACGGTTCCGTTGGCGCCGAGCCGGATAATGCCATCCTCGAGTTCATCAGCGCCGAGTGCCAGGTCTATCATGTGGTCGGCGGCTATGATGAGTTTGCCGTTACCGATCGTGGTGTATTCTATATCCCGGTATCGGTCGGCACGCCGCTGCAGCCTGGCTCGGTGGAGTTTCGCCCGGTCTTCTCGTCGGAGCTTTCGGATGTTCGCCCGATCGAGGTCACCGAGGGCCTGATCTTTGTCGATAGGTCCACTACCGGCATCTATGCGATCTCGGCCACTGGGCAGACGGCGCGGCCATATGTGGCAAACGAGATTAACAGGCTGCACCGCCACCTGTTCAATGGGGTGAAGTCCATCGCCGCTACGTCCGGCAGCAGCGACTTCCCCACAAGGCAGATCTATGCGGTGAATGCCGATGGCACCTATGTGACCGGCCAATTCAATCCCGACAAGGATTATGTCGGCTGGCTGAAGCAGGAGGGCGTCGGCCGCATTCTCAGCGTCTCCGGCGCCTACTCGTCGGTCATGTTCATGAGCGCCTATGTTTTCGATGGCGTCGAGCATGGTGTGGCGGAAGAGCTGGATTATGGTCTGCTTTTGGATTGCGCCCAAACCTTCTCCGGCAGCAGCTTCGGGGATTTCCTTCAGCTCGACAACGGCGCACCTCTGCTGCTGGTCAACGGTCTCAAGCTCGATTTAAGCGGCATCGCCACCGGGTTCTATGCCGGAAAGACCGTTTCTGTCCTCGCAGGCGGGTTCTATTACAGTGGTGTCGAAGTCGCCGATAACGGCGTCGTCTCCGGCTTTGATGACTATGACCAGATCATCATCGGCATCGATTATGAATGGTCGCTGCATCCGCTGTTCACCCGCTTTGACGATGGGCAACCGGTCGGGCAGGGCGAGCGCCGCCGCAAAATCGAGAAGATGCTGCTGACCGTCCACGGCACCCAGGAGTTCCGGTGCGGCAATCGCACGTTCGGCTCTTACCGGGGTGGCGAGGATATGAGCCTGCCAGTCCCGGCGCGGGATGACACCTATCGATATCGTGAGATGGGCCGATCCTATGACCCCGATGTCGAGATCGGATCGACTTTCCCCGGCACATTCAACCTCATCGAGCTTTTCACAAGGATCACGGTCTGATGTCTGCAGATCCCGTTTCCCTCATCGTCGGCGGCCTCTCTCTTGCCAGCGGCTTCATCAGCGGCAAAGGCGATCAGGCCGCACAGAACTATAAGGCGCAGCAGTCCGAGCGCGCGGCCCAGATTGGCAAGATCCAGGCTGATCAGGTCGATGCCTCGTACCGGTCGGAGCTTAACTCCACGATCGCGAATATTCGCGCCATCCGGTCATCTGCCGGCGTCGATCCCAACAGCCCGACGGGCATGGCGATCGATGCTGAGCAGGAGCGCCGGAGCGACCGAGACCGCATTATCGAGGTTGGGAACAAGCGCATGCAGTCCACGCAGGATGAGGAGGATGCGCGGTTCTATCGTCATTCCGCCAAGTCGGCGTTGCTCGGCCCGGTCGTTCGCTCTCTTCCCGCATTCTTCGGATCGTAAGCTATGGCGCGTCTTCCTGAAATTCAGTCCCGCGGGGCAATCACCCGGAATCCTCAGTCGTCGGTGACCCCCGCCGATATCGCCAACCCATATAAGCAGATCGCCGACGGCCTCGGCGGCTTTGCTGAGGTCTTCCAGAAGAAGGCCGTAGCCGATGCCTCGATACAGGGGCAGGATGGCGTCTATCGTGATGCCGACGGCAACCTGAAGGTGGACACGCGATCGAACCTGTCTGCTTCCGGACGCGCCTATAACAGTGCCGTGCAACAGGGGTATATGGCTCGCCTTTCTGGTGATCTCAGAACAAGGCTTACGACCCTTTCCAACGATTCCAAAGGGAATATCGACTCCTTCGATTCCTCGTTCAAAGCCTTTAAGGATGAGACGCTGAAGGCAGTGCCAGAGGACTATCGCGGCGCTGTTGAAACTCTATTCGATTCCGAAGGGCCGCGATATCGATTGGGCGTTTCTGAACAGAAGCGCGTGGCTGATCTCAAGGAATCTGAGGGGAATATCAAGGCTCAGATTCAGTTGCTCGATGATGACGGTTCAGCGCTGGCGCGTGCTGGGGGCGTCAACACAGCGGCTTACCGAGAAAAGCAGGCGCAGATCCGCACGCTCTATCAGCAGCTCGCGGACAATCCCGATTTCACGGTTGGGCAGCAGGAGGCCGACATTGCCCTGAAGCGCATGGAGGGCCGGCATATGTCGGAGTCCATGCTCGGTCAGGTCGATAGCGCCCTTAACTCGCCGGGTGGTTTGGCAAAGGCTCGCCAACTTGCCAATGCCATCACGACAGATGCGAGCATATCGCTGACACCAGCCGAGCGCCGTCAGTATGCCGGTCTCGCCAACGAGCGCATCAATGGTTTCATCGCCCAGACAAAGGCGAACCTCAAGCCGGTACAGGATAGAAGCACCAAGCTCAAAGGGCTTCTCAAGGAAGGAGTAGGAATAGACAGCGACGAGATTGACACCACTGCGCGCGAATTGGCAGCCAATGGTGATCTTTCCGGCGCAATGGATCTTTACGACGCTCGGGCTAACGCGAGAGCGGTTCAGTCATTTCGATTGGCGCCAAACGATCAGCAGGTTGCCATGGCTGAAAATGCCCTCAAAGGCGGGAGTGTCGGCGGCGGCATTGTCGACAAGATCGTGCATGTCGAAAGTGGCGGCAACGACAATGCCCAGAACCCCACGTCATCTGCTGGGGGTGCTGGGCAGTTCATCGATTCCACCTGGCTTTCGATGGTCAAGAAGTACCGGCCCGATGTTGCGGCCGGAAAGTCGGCGCAGGATATCATTGCCCTCAAAAACAACGGTGATCTCTCCAGAGAGATGACAGGTCGTTACGCTCAGGAGAACGCTGATTTTCTGCGCAATCAGGGAATCGCGACGACAGACGGGAATGTCTACCTAGCGCATTTCCTCGGCCCACGCGGCGCGGCGCAGGTGCTCAAGGCAGATCCGAATGCATCCGTTGCCTCGATCATCGGCCAGGATGCGGTCAACGCAAACTCCTTCCTTCAGGGCAAAACCGTTTCCGATCTCGTTGCATGGGCCGACAAGAAGATGGGCGGCGCTGGTGTCACCAGCCCGACGGTCGATCCTGAAGTGGTCAAGGAATACCGGCAGGAGATGACCTCAGACGCCAAAGACATTTTCAGGGCCATCAAGGCCGGGTTCGACAAGGGCATGACGCCAGCCGTCTCCGATCTCAACCTGCTGTCGCGCCAGCTCGCCATTGTCGATGACCAGGACTTCAAGAAAGAGGTCTCGGATTACTTCAGTAGCCAGAGCGCGGTTCAGGCGATTGGCAATGCTGCTCCGGCCGAGGTCGAGAGCCTGATCACGTCATTGCAGGCTGATGCAGCTGACGGTGCCACGCTTGCCCAGCAGCAAATCCTCACCGGCTTGCAGGATGCCCAGAAGGCGCAGGCCCAGGCGCTGAAGGATGATCCGATTGGATACGCAGCACGCAAGGGGATGGTGACACCACCGCCCGCGCTCGACCTCGCCAATCCAGATTCCTGGGCGGGCACATTCCAGAGCCTGCAAAACTCGGTCGATGTTCTGGCTTCCCGCAATATGGTCGGCAACATTTCAGCATTGAGGCCGGAAATGCAGGGACAGGTCGCACGCGCGCTGACCAACTCGACGCCGCAGGATGCGGTAAAGCTGCTTGGCTCCATGGCATCGAACCTGAGCCCGGAGACCTTCAAGGCCACGCTGAACGGCCTCTATTCGTCTGGGCAAGCCCCCGCGGCTGCCGCTGCTGGAGCGTTGGTTACGGACAATCCGGAAGCGGCTGAAGGCGTTCTGCGCGGTCAGCAGCTTCTCAAGGCCAATCCACTCCTTGCGCCAAAGAAGACCGACAGCAACACCCAGGCGATCGATGACCTTCTGCCGCCGAAAGCCTTCGCTCCGAACATCGAGGGAGCGCGTCAGACGCTGCTCGATGCTGCGACAGCGCGTTATGCCGATCTCTCCAATCAGGTTGGCGATACGTCGGGCGAGCTGAACGACACCCGCATGGAGCAGGCCATCAAGGAAGTGACGGGCGGTATTCTGGAGATGAATGGCGGCTACACCATAGCTCCGCGCTACGGCATGTCGCAGGATGATTTCGATCAGACCCTTTCGGCGCTGACGGATGCCGATCTGCAGGGCGCCATCACATCCACCGGTCAGCCGGTTAAGGCCAGCGATCTCCGCAATGAGGGCCGGCTGCGCGCGATCGCTGACGGTCGCTATGTGCTGGAGTTCGGTTCCACCGATGCGCCCACATATGTCATGCGCCAGCCATCGCCTGGGAATTACCGCGCGCCATCGGCGTTCGTGCTCGATCTGAGGGGGCGTTGATGGGATTCCTTGTTGAGCAGAAAGACATTGACGGCGCATTGCAGGCCGCCGCGGCGCATCCTTTCGAGGGCGTTGATCCCGGTTTTGTCGAGCGAATGAAAGCCGACTTCAATGCGATGCAGGATTTCTCGAACTCGAATGCCGAGCATCGCAATGCGCTGCAGGCACAGACCGATTTCCAGAATCAGTTCTATCAAGCGTCCGGCCAGCGTTTGCCTGGCTGGATCGACAGCGTGATTGCCAGTCGGAAAGATGAAGCCGAAAAGATCTTCAATCAGTGGAAAGAGCAAAACCCCGACAGCAAGCTTACATTCCCAAGTCCTGAGGATTTCCAGAAAAATGCGGATGATCTTGGCCTTGCCGCCCGCAATAGGTCTGAGGATCTGGCACGGCGATCGACGGGGATAGGTTCTACGGCCGGCGGCATTCTTGGCACCATTGGCGGCGCGATTACCGATCCGATCAACCTGCTTTCCTCTGGCTTCGGTGCTTCTGCCTCTGCCGGCATCCTGCGTACGGCTCTGGTAGAGGCCGCTGTCAATGCCGGATCGGAGGCTGCGGTGCAGGGTGCTACCTTCGACCGCAAGAGCAGGCTTGATCCGACGTTCAGCGTTGATGATGCATTGGGTGAGGTTGCGGCTGCGGCGGCCGGCGGCGCGGTGCTGGGTGCCGGGTTCAAAAGCCTGGCGAACATCTGGCATCGCGCCCGCACGGGCGAATGGCCGTCGCATGTCCGCGATACCGCCAATGTTGTCATGCGCGAAGCTGCCGTGCCTGACAGCCGGTTCGAGAAATCCATGCCGGGCGACAATGCACACCGCGCCGCGCTGCAGAAGTCGCTCGATGATATTATCAATGGTCGGCCTGTAGAGCTTCCGCCAGAAGTTTTCGTGCAGCAGAACGTGCGGCCAGGCCGGGTCTATGATGCCGACGGCCGCTCGGTGGGCGTTCGCTATGAGGTGGTCGATGCGTCGAGCCTCGTCACTTCGAACCGAGATGACCTCTCCATCAATCCTGATTTCCCGCAGGAACTTCAGCCGCGCGATCGCACCCGGGCGCTGTCGCAGGATCAGATCGCGGGCATTGCCTCGAACCTACAGCCCGAGCGGCTGGGCTTCTCCAATGATGCCGGTTCGGGCGCTCCTGTCGTCGGTCCTGATGGTCTGGTGGAGTCCGGCAATGGCCGAGTCCTGGCCCTGCGCCGCGCCTATCAGCAGGACGGCCCACAAGCGCAGTCCTACCGCAATTTCTTGCGCGCCCAGAATTTCGACATTGAGGGCATGCAGAACCCGGTGCTGATCGCCCGCCGTGTCACCGATCTGGAAGACCGGGTTGCATTTGTCACGGCAGCCAATCGCTCCACGGCGATGAAGATGGGCGCCGCAGAGCAGGCTATTGCGGATGGTCGCCTCATCGATGGCCCGATGCTCGATCGGCTGGAAAGCGGTGATGTCCGCGCTGCCGGCAATGCTGCGTTCACCCGCGATTTCATGTCGAAGCTTCCGCGCGCGGAGCAGGGTTCTCTCATCGACAAGGATGGATTCCTGTCGCAGGAGGGCGAGCGCCGTGTGACCGCCGCCCTGATGGGCCGGGCCTATGGCGAGCCAACGCTACTCGGCCGCACCCTCGAAGACACCGACAACAACATCAAGGCCATCGGTGGGGCGCTCGCCGATGCTTCCGGCTCATGGGCGAAGATGCGTGATGCCGTCGCTCGTGGTGAAATTCCGGCCGGCATGGATGTCACGCAGGATCTGCTCGATGCCGTGTCGCTGGTTATGCGTGCCCGCGATGAGGGGCGCACCGTCTCCGATCTGGTCAATCAGGCCGAAATGTTCGGTGGCCCGGGCGAACTGGCGAAGATCATGGCCCGCGCGATGTTTACGGATGAGGCGATGAAACGCCCCGTCGGCCGCGCTCGGCTCGGTGCCTTCCTCAAGGATTTCGCCGACGAGGCCATCAAGAACGACGCCGGCCCGCGTCTGTTCGGTGATGCTCTCGAAGCTCCGGATATCCTCAAGTCGTCGCTGGAGCGTGTCGGCCGCAATGATCTGCTGCGTGTGGCTGAGGAGCGCCTGACGCCAGAGGCTGCCGACAAGCTGGCCGCCGATCCGCAAACGGCTGAGGCTTCCATCATGGATGCAGAGCGGCTGATTGCCGATCGAGAAGAATTATCCGTTGCCGAGAGGAAGCGACTAGCTCGGGCTAAAGAGCAGGGGTTCACCATTGAGGGTTTCCACGGCACGAATGCCGTCTTCAATGAGTTCGACCCGCTTAAACTAGGCGGGAATACCGGGGTACCATCGGCAAAAATGGGGTTCTTTTTCGCGAAAAATCCAGCGACGGCTAATTCATATCTGAGTGATGGCGAGCTGGTGATTTATGACGATCTCCATGACCTTGCACCAGAAGACGCCCAGAAGCTCCCTTCGTCTGTCCGCAAGACCATCAGAGACGCGCAGAAAATGAATGATCTAGCTCAAGAGGCAGGTGCTCGTGGTGATGACGATGCCTATGAGCATTATGCCGATGAGTCCGCCAAGCTTTGGGACAAGGCGCATTCTGATGCCGCCGAGTATTTGCAAGCCGGCAACAACATTCATAACGTCATGTTGCGGATGAAGAACCCGTTTGAATACGATTTCGGCGGTGAATCCTATAGATCGGAAACCTACGCATCAATCATCTCGCGGGCGAAGGAGTCAGGGCATGATGGCGTGATCCTGAAAAACACCGTCGATGGCGGCCCGGTCGATGACATCTATGTTGTTTTCGACAAAGATCAAATCAGATCAAAGTTCGACCAGTTCGAGTCTAGCGGGGAGCCGACGGAAAACGCAGCGCGACCGCCGTCCTCAACGCCAATTATGATCGATCTTGGCGACGGCCAAGGCGAGCGGGACCTTGCCGACATTCTGCGCGAGGCTGACGAGGAGATTGCCGCCGGCAAGGAAATTGAAGCCTGCACCATCGGGAGTGCTGCGGAATGAGCATACAGAACTGCCTCACGCGCCTGGTCACGGCGAAGCGCATCACCCAGAAGCAGGCAGATGATGCCCTTGCGCTGCATGAGGGCTTGCAGGGCCGGCTCTATCCGAACATGGGACCGGCGTCAGCAGAAGCGGCCAGCGCGCTCGAAGCTGCCCGCGTGATGATGCAGGCCGCACAAGAGCGAAAGCTGATGGCCGCCAAGCAGGCGATCCGGCAGGCCGAGATCGCGAACCGCATGGAGCTGCACCCGCAAGGCAAGGCGACGGGCCTTATGTCGGCGCTGGTGCGCGATAATTGGGAAGGCGGCGCGACCACTGGCGATGCCATCAACGTCGAAAGCCATGCTGAAGCCGTCACCAAGAAGCTGCTCGGCATCATGAATGGCACGATGGACAAATACCGGTCCACGATGGCCGGTCTTCGGCAGGACACGGAATCCATCTGGAATGTGGTTGACGAGATCTATGGTGTCGATACTGGCGATGCTGATGCCAAGGCAGCCGCACAGGCATTTTCCGATACGGCCAAATATGCCGTCGAGCGTGTGAAGCGTGAGGGCAAGCCGCTGTCCATTCTCGAAGACTGGCGCCTGCCGCAAAGCTGGGACGCCACGCAGGTCAAGAAGGCTGGCGAGCGCGAATTCCTCAATGACCTGATGCGGGAATATGAGGGCGGCAACCTGAAGGTCATGGATGCCGGCGCACATGGCGAGGCTCCGAAAGCTGCGGTGCCCGGCATTATCCAGAATGCCTTCAAGGATATCACGCTCGGCAAGGGGCAGGGCACTGGGGCGGGCGGCTTCTCCAACCAGCTCCGCGTCTTCCGCTTCGAGAATCCCGACACCTATAAGCGGCTGATGCAGAAATACGGCGTCGGCTCGGGTGGCCTCTTCAATACCCTGATGGGCCATATCCAGGGCATGGCGAAAGAGATCGCCTTCACCGAAGTGCTCGGCCCGAACTATGCGCAGAACTTCGACAAGCTGCTGCAGCTCGCGCGGGAGGATGATGCCGCCAAGAGCGTCGGACAGAAGATTGCCAACCGCATCACGATGAATAGCCCGGCCGCGGTGCAGCGGACATTCGATGCGCTCTCCGGCCGGCTCGGCGTTGCTCAATCCGAACTGCTGGCAGGCATCGGCGGCGGCATTCGCAACATCCAGACAGCGGCCCGCCTCGGCTCGGCCACCATCTCGGCGTTGCCCGGCGACTCCATGACGGCAATTCTAGCCTCGAACTATAACGGCATCCCGGCTGCGAACGTGCTCGCGCGCCTCGTCACGGACCTGACCACCAACCGGCACGGCGCTGAGGAACTGGCGCGGCAGCTCAACCTCACCGCCGCCACGGTGCTCGATACCGCCATTGGTACGAAGCGCTTCGATGATGAGGTGATCGGGCAGGGTGTCACCGGCCGCATCGCCGATGGTCTCATGCGCGTCACCGGCATCAATGTGTGGACGGAAGGGCTCAAGCGGGCGTTCTCGATGGAGTTCATGGGTGCCATCGCCCGCCAGGCTGACAATACGTTCGAGAAGCTCGATCCGATGTTCAAGGGGTTCCTCGATCGCTACGGCTTCACGCCTGAAGACTGGGACAAGCTGAGGGTCGCGCCACAGATCGAGGCAGAGGGCGCCCGCTTCTTCGACGTGAATGCCGTCGAAGATCAGCGGCTTGCTGACCGGCTGATGTCTGCCATCATCGATGAGCGGCATTTCGCGGTGGTCGAGCCCGATGCGCGAATCCGCGGGGCAATGACCGGCGGCCTTCAGCGCGGCACGATCCTGGGCGAGGCGGTGCGATCGGCCACACAGTTCAAGTCCTTCCCCATGACCTACATGATGACGCACCTGATGCGCGTTCTGACACAGGGGAGCATGGCAAATCGTGCTTACCGCACCACGCAACTCCTGCTCACCATGACGCTTGCCGGCGCTGCGACCATGCAGGCTCAATCTCTCATCGCCGGCCGCGATCCTAATCCGATGGATGATCCGCGATTCTGGACTGAGGCTTTCATCCGTGGTGGCGGCGGCGGCATGCTCGGCGATTTCGTCAATTCCTCGGTTACACGCGGCGGCGACGGCATCACCCAATACCTGACCGGGCCGGGGCCGGGCGAGATCATTTCCGCGACAGGCGATGTGGCGCAGTGGCTTGCGGGCAACAAGGATGTGAACGGAAAAACGCTTGCCCAGCATATCAAGGCGTGGGTTCCCGGCTCATCGCTCTGGTACACGAAGGCAGCAACCGATCGCCTCATCTTTGATAACATCCAGGCGATGATCGATCCGAATTACCGGCAGTCTTTCGACCGCTATGCACGGCGCATGAAGCGCGAGTTTGGGCAAACCTTCTGGTGGGCGCCAGGCGATGCGTTGCCGACGCGGGCGCCGGATCTGGGGCGGGCTGTAGGCGGCCGGTGAGTGCTTTGCGGGGGCGTGCTGGCAACGGCACTCTCCCGCCATGTCCACGACAACGCCCGATCTGCGCACCAGCACCTACACTCCGGTCTCGCCAACGACAGAGTTTGCGGCCGGCTTTCCCATTTTCGACAATGCGGATATTGCGGTGCTCCACGACGGGCAGCCGCGCACCGATTTTGTGGTGACTGCCACCTATATCAATGGCGTCTCGATCAACGCAAAAGCCGTTTTCGCATCCGGCCTTGTTGGGACTGTCGTCGTCTACGGCAAGCGCGCGCCTCGCCGCATCAGCCGCTTCAATGATGGCGCGCCGCTCCCGACAAAAGACCAGAACCTCGCGCTCGATACCGTCGAGGCTGAATTGCAGGAAACAGCTCGAGACGTTGTGCGATCCCACAAGGCTCCCCTCGGCCAAGAGGGGGGCGTCTTCACAGCGTCCGATATCGGCAACGCCCAGGCTAATGCAGAGATCGCTCAAGCGTTCGCCGATCTCGCAGAGAAGTGGGCTACCAACCCACAGAACGTCGCTGTTGAGCCTGGCTTATTCTCGGCCTACCACTGGGCGCAGGTCGCGCTCGATGCAGTCAGCAGCGGTGTTGCAGGGGTGTCATCCTTCAATGGCCGCGTCGGCGCTGTGGTGCCCGGGAACACAGACTATACGGCTGCGATGATCGGCTACGGCTCAACCGATGTCGATGCCGCGCTGGATGAAGTGACGGCCCAGCTTGCCTCACTTGACTGGTTCGTTGGTCTTGTTCCGGGCTACGTCTCTACGTCGCAGATCTCCATATCGGCAGGCTATGGCGTCCTCAATGGCAAGCGATGCCAGCTTGTCGCCCCGATAACGCGTAGCTTTGGCGCGGTCTTCGGTGTGGGCAATGGCATCCTCGACACCGGAGTCGTTCAGGCATCAAAGCCCTATTTCCTTTACGCCGTTCGGCGACTGAGTGACGGGGCCTTTGATGTTGTCGCCTCGCTGTCTACTACGGCCGGCGGCGTCAACATGACGAACCTAACGGGGTGGGAAGTCTTTAGCGGCGGCCGGGTTGGCATCATCTGCACGAACAGCTCCGGCCAGATCATCCAGTTTTCACAAGAGGGAAACAAGGTAAATCTCGTCGGAGGCAGCTTCTTGACCCAATCGAATGGCGGCGGAGCTTTCGCCTCTGGGCCAGCACTGACAGTGGTGAGCAGCATCCTCAATAACTTCTCTGTGGATATGCTGATTTCACTCCAGCTCACCGTTAGCAATGCTGGTGGCTCCCCCGATGTTACCGCATCAGCAGGACCGGCACAGGGGTTCTCCGTCTTCGGGTCCACAATAGATGGGTACAAATCGATAATGGTTGGCACTCGCATGGGCAGTGACGGCGCGGACAAGGCCTTCACCTCCTACGGGCCGGTGAGATGCAATTCCTCAGGGCAGATCGCACGGTACACTGATGCTGTGGGCTCCTTCCTCCTAACCTTCAACTTCAACGGCTGGATTGACTACCAGTGCAAGAGGCTTTGGGCATGACCACCGTTTATGTGAAGACGAACAGCGAGGGGAAGATTAGCGAGGTTTACTGGGCACCTCAGCCTGACATGGATCTTCAAGCTCTGCCGGAAGATGATGCAGAAGTGCAGGCATTCTTGCATCCGACACCCAAGGTCGAATCCGTCTCCTCCCGCCAGTTCAAGCTTCAGCTCCTCAAGCAGGGGCTGCTCGACAAGGTGAACGGCTGGGTGGCGTTGCAGGCGCGCGATGTCCAGATTGCCTATGAGTATTCTGGCACCTTCGTCAAAGACAGCCCGATGATGCAGACCGGTTTCGCTGCCATGGGGTTCACGCCCCAGCAGATCGATGCATTCTTTGAGGCGGCAGCGCAGCTATGATCACGCGATATATTGCCTACTGGCTCCCGAACATCGTTCTCGTGCTGCTGGCGTTCGTCCTGTCGCCATTGCTCGCGGCATTATCTCTGCTCACGGGCCCGAAGCTTCCCGGCTTCCTGCAGTGGTTCTCGACCACGGATGCTGACCTTGACGGCGGCATTGCCCAGAACGTGGCGGGATACAAGGATGGATTGAAAGGCTGGCGGCTCTGGTGGCAAAGAACCTGCTGGATCTGCCGCAATCCCGCGCACGGTTGGCAGGCTGAAGTCCTGGGCATGTCCACCGATGGCTTGGTCACCTTGCAGATGAGCGTCGAGAAGGGCCGGCAGTGGTTCCTTTTCAAGAACAGCCGCCGGCAGAAGTTCTTTTGCATCAAGCGCGACGTGCCGCTGTTCGGCAGCTTCTACATCAAGCTTTACCTCGGCTGGTACGATGTCGCGCGAGACGGCCGGAACCATCAATATGAATTCCAGATCGGTCTAAAGCAATCTAGCTGACCATCTCCTGCCAGTGCTTTGCGGCGCATGGTTGCAGCGCTGATATTCGGCCATCTCTTACGGCCGGATGATCAAGCGATGGTAGACGAATTCCAGCGATCCCTTCAGAAGGTTCTCGTGCATGAGGGTGGTTTCAGTAATCATCCCAAAGACCCCGGCGGCGCCACCATGAAGGGCGTCACGCAGCGCGTCTACGATGAGTACCGGCAGTCGATCAATCTCGAACCCCAATCTGTCCAACTCATCCGCGACAACGAGCTGCAGGCGATCTACCGCAAGCGGTATTGGGAGCAGGCCAAGTGCGACAAGCTGCGCTCTGGCGTCTCCTATGTCGTGTTCGACGGCTCGGTGAATTCCGGAGTTTCGCAGTCGGTGAAGTGGCTCCAGCGCGCTCTTCAGGGCATGGGGCTTTATCAGGGTGCAATCGATGGCGTGATTGGGCAGGGCACGCTTCTGGCGGCCGCCAGTGTCAACGACGATGACGCGCTGATTGCTGCCATCATCGAGCGGCGCAAAGCATTCCTCAAGGCTCTGAAGACCTTCAGCACATTCGGCAAGGGCTGGATGGCTCGCGTTGCCGGCGTGCTCGCTGTCGGGCAGGCATGGGCTCGCGGCTCGGTCGGGCCTGATATCGCCTATGTGGCCGGCGGCGATGCCAAGGCATTCATCTCTGACGCCAAGCCCGCGCCAGTAATGGCGCTCGCCGACATTTCCAGCGGTGCCGGCGTATCTGGTGGCGGTGTCACCGGCTCGATCGCTTACGCCAAGGATCAGCTCGCTCAGTTCGCGGGCAATCAGTTTGTCGACAACGCGCTTCTTTACCTCACGCTCGCATCTCTCGGCCTGCTCGGAGCTGGCGCCGCATGGCGCTGGTACGCCACCCGCAAACGGAACAGGCGAGCCGACGTGCTCGACCTACCGACGGCGCCCACGTCCGCACAGGCGCCGGCATGATGCAGTTCGGTCTTGTTGAAAAGCTCATCGTTAGCGCGGTCGGCGTGATGATTATCGCTGGTCTTTATTTCGCGTGGTCTGAGCACCAGCGAGATATCGGCGCCAGCAGCGAGCGCGCAAAGCAGGAGAAGGAAAATGCTCGATTCCGTGTTCGCGTTAATAAGGGCGTTGTCAATTACGATACCTGCGATCGCGCTGGCGGCATGTGGGACTTCCGAAAGAGCGCCTGTCAACTCGCGGGAACTGTCGGTGGTGGTGAATAGCCTACCTGGCACCCAAGGAAAGACCCTGCAGGATCAGCGCAACATCGATAGATCCGTCGCAGGCTCATGCTCGGTCGGCCTACTCTCCCCAAGTCAGTGCGATCTTCAGACCAAGGCAAGCGCCGAACGCAAGGCAGAATTGAAGAACGATGGTACCCACATCCAATGACGACATCATGCGTGCGCTCGGACGTGTTGAAGAGGGCGTGAGGCGAATACGAGAAGACTTTCAAGAAGAGAAGGAAAATGCCCACGATAGCCGCGCCGTGATCCACAGACGGCTCGATGAGCAGATGAGGCAGATCAACCTTCTCGACAAGGTGGTGGAAATAAGCAGCGGAGTCGATGCAACTCTTCGCGAGGAGATAAAAGCCCTGAAGGAGACCGTGGACAAAAATCATGCTGCCACTCAGCCGGCTCTTGAAGAGTGGAAGCGGATGAAGACCATCGGCTACGGCATCTCAGGGCTGATTGCCTTCGCCGGGCTCACTGTCGGCGCTGTCGTCACATGGGCGAGCGATGGTGCGGTGTCGGCTTTGCGGCATTGGCTCCGCATAAACTGAGGAAAGACCAATGACCAACGTCACCAACCTCCCCGCAATCGATGCGCTCGCCGACAACGATCTGCTCTATGTGCGCGATACGTCGGACACTGCCACCCCGGATAAGAAGATTACTGGCGCCCAGCTTCGACCGACTGGCGCCAAGATCACAAATTACCTGCGCTATCAGAACAACATCACGATCCCGACTCTTGCGGCTGGTGCAGAAGCTGACGGCACCATTACCATTCCGGGCGCGCTGGTGGGCGATAATGTGCTGTTCAACCTGGCCGCGGTGCTGCCGGCGAACATCGGCATCATGGGCGTTGTGGTTACGGCGAACGATACGGTCAAGGTCCGGTTCCGCAACACCCACGCATCGACATCATTCCCTACTGTCGATGTCGCCTGTGTTGCGCTGGTTGTCCGCCACACGGCTTGAGGCCTCTTTCTCCTCTCTCTCGATTCTTTTGATCTCGGCTTTGCGCCGTGCCTCAAGCGCGGCAAGAGCTAGGAGTTGTTGGCGTGGGGTCATCGGCCATCGTTCTATGACGATCGCCGGAAGTCCTACAAGAGGTCAGTCGCTCCCCACCTCCCCCTCAATGGGTGCGGGGGTCCGGCGTTCAACGTAAAAGCCGAACATCGGGACCGGGAACACATACAGGCGGCGCTTGGCGCGATCGTAAAACGCACCAACCCACAGGTCGTACCAAGCGAAGATTGGCCTGATCTTCATGCCGCCTCACTCTCCGCAGCCAAGCGCTGCTGCGCGGTTGCGAAATATCCGAGGTCTTTTTCGATGCCGATAAACTCGCGGCCCGTTTTCAGGCATGCAACGCCTGTCGTGCCGCTTCCCATGCAGTTATCAAGCACCACGTCGCCGGGATTGGTGTATGTCCGGATGAGATATTCCATCAGGTCGACCGGCTTTTGCGTCGGGTGGAGTTTCGATCGCTGCTTGTCGCTCGAGAAGAAAAGGACGCTGCGCGGATAGCGTTCGGTCGAGTCGTATGGCGTCTTGCTTTCGACGCGCCCATAATTACTGCTCTGCTTAGCGTTTACCTCGCGCAGCGCCGTCTTGCGGACGTGTCCGAACGTCTTTTGTGGGTTGTATGTAGGTAAGCGATCGTAGAACACGAGAATGTTCTCGTGCGCCTTCATCGGCATCTTTTTGGCGTTCAGGTGGCCGGTAGCATTGCCCTTTTCCCATATCCATTCGTAGCGCAGCATTCGCAAGTTTGATGCGCCAAGCGTCTTGTCGAATGGTGTCTGGGCCGTAAGGACGATCGCGCCCTTGCATATCCGCTTGTAGTGAGCCCAGAGCGCCGGGAGGTGAACTTCGAAGTCCCATTCGTTGCGCGTCGTCTCATAGGGCAGATCACAGAGCACCATATCGACGCTCCGGTCTGCGATTTCGTGCATACGGTCGAGGCAGTCGCCGTGCATCAGCTTCATGCGTCACCGCCATTCTCGCGATATGCGGCAATGGCTTCCCGTACCTGAGCGATAGCTTCATCGCACATGCCCATATTTGCAGCATTCGCCATATCATCAACTGCATTAGCTAAGCGTTCGGCAGCTTCGATGATCCCCCGCACATGTGATGAGGGCGGTGGGGTGGCGGTCGAGTTGATGCGACTGACCATAATGTCGAAAACCTCCTGCGCGGTGCGGTTCTCGATGCCGATAATCGGCCTGGTAAGATCGTTCAT